ATTCGCCGACGCAGCTCGTAACGGCTTCCAGAAGGACATGAGCGAAGGTTCCCAGGCTGACGGCGGTTACACCGTCCCCGAGGACATCGTCACTCAGATCGAAAAGTATCGCGACGCAAAGGGCTCTCTCCGTGACCACGTCCGCGTCGTTTCCGTTCAGACTAAGTCCGGTGCTCGCACCTTCAAGAAGCGCGGCTCCGTTACCGGTTTCGCCAAGGTTCTCGAGAACGGCAAGTTCGCAAAGAAGGCAACTCCCCAGTTCGAACGTCTGGCCTATAACATCGACAAGTTCGGCGGCTATTTCGTAATGTCTGACGAGGTTCTGGAAGATTCCGACGTCAACCTCGTGAACGAAATCGTCGAGCTGATCGGTGACGAAGCTCGCGTAACCGATAACGTGGAAATCATTGCAGCTATCAAGGCCGCAAAGAGTGCTCCCGTTGACTTCGAAGATCTGGACGGCATCAAGAACGCTCTGAACGTCACTCTCGGTCAGGCATTCCGTCCGACCTCCAAGATCTACACCAACGACAATGGCCTCCAGTTCCTCGACACTCTGATCGATGGCAACAACCGTCCTCTGCTCGCTCCGTCTCCGACCGAGCCCATGAAGATGGTTCTGGCTGTTGGCCCGACCACCGTTCCGATCGTGGTTCTGCCGAACGCAGATTTCCCGAACCTGGATCAGGGCATCCCGTTCATTGTCGGCGACCTGAACGAAGGTTTCATTCTGTGGGATCGTCGTCAGATCACTCTGACTCAGTCCAAGACCGCAGCGGTCGAAGGTTACAACGCTTTCGAGCAGGGCGGCATGCTGATCCGCGCTGACGAACGTGCAGACTACACCGTTCGCGACGCCGAAGCATTCGTCCTGGGCTACATCGCCGCAAACTAACCTCAACAACCTCTCCGGCGTGGTTAAGTCTACGCCGGAGATTTAATTCAAATGGGGTGATTTTATGAGCGCATTATCCGCGCAGGATGTGAAGGATTATCTCGGCATCGACTTCACGGACGATGCGACAGATCGCCTGATCGCTCGAATGCTCTCCACTGCTGACGCGTACATGAAGGGTGCTCTCGGTGTGAATTATCCCACCGATGACGAGCGCGTTCAGATGGTGTCGAAAATCATCATCTCCGATCTGTACGATCATCGAGATCTCTCCGATAAGGTGTCCGGTGCGACTCGCCGACTCGTGGACTCGATGCTCCTGCAAGTGCGACTCGAGATGAGACAGACTGAAGGTGGTACGGCATGACGTATAATCTTCCGATTCTGCTCGTTCGATTCAATGAGAGCTCCGGTGAGTGGGAGGACGTTGCTCTCCTTCACGCCCGAATCAATAAGACCGGCGGCTCCGAATATTGGGGCTCCGGTGCGTATCAGAGCAAAGCGACGCTCACATTCGAGGTGAGATATTCGCCCGTCGTCGCGTCGATCTTTTTGAATACGCAGCTCTATCGCATCCGCTACAACGGAGCGGAATACGACGTCGATGATGTGGACGACTATCTCCAGCAGCATCGCACTCTCAAGATCTCGGGGGTGGCTCGAGGTGTCTAACGTCAGCATCGACAGACTCTCAGGTGTGATCAGCACGAATCTCAACACATACTCTCGAACGATTGTCGAAGGTGTCGAAAAGGCCGCAGAAAAGACCGTGGACGAAATGGTCGCTCGAACGAAGCAACGCCCGACGACGAAACTGTCTCGCGGCAAGTATGCGCGATCCATCGCCTCCGAGGTCGGTCTGAATACGATCTCAGCAAGGTCGAGAATCTGGTATGTAAAAAAGCCACGATATCGCCTCGCTCATCTGCTCAATAACGGTCACGCCGTGAGAGGTGGCGGACGAGTCAGCGGCGACCAACATGTCACGAAAGCGACCGAAAAGGCGATTACTGATTTCGAAACTCGTGTTCGGGAGGTAGTTGAAAATGCGTCGAATTAACCTGAACGCCGAGCTAAATGCTCTCGGAATGCCGTTCAAATTGATCGGCTATGAGACCAAAGCTCCGGCATATCCCTATGGTATATATCTCGAAAACATCGACGTCTCCGGCGGCGACGATGACAGTCGTTATCGTCGCGTCGATCACGATGTGACGATCGAGGTGTATCACAAAACGGATGAGGGATTGTTTGCAGCGTGTGAGATCCTCGAGACATGGCTCGACTCTCTCCCTCTCGATTATCGTCGAGAGATGACATACATCCCCGAAGAGGATCATCTCCTCGCAAGCTATACCATGAACTATCTGACCAAGAAAAAGAAAGGATGATAATATATGGCAGCTCCTAAGAGAATTATTCTCGGCTCCGGTAAGGTTTTCGCTATGGAGTTTACCGGTACTCTGCCCGAGGACACCGTCATCGAAACTGCTGAAAATCGTCTCGGTCACGTCAAGAACGGTGCAACTCTGGAATATGCTCCCGAGTTCTACAATGCAAAGGACGATCTCGGCGAAGTACAGAAGTCCCGTCTCGTGAACGAAGATGTCAAGCTCAAGACCGGCATCATGACTCTCGACGGCAACAACATCTCCAAGCTCTCCGCGACCGCTCGTGTCACCGAGGCCGCCGGTAAGCGTACCGTCAAGATCGGCGGTGCTGGTAACGATAACGGCAAGAAATACGTCATTCGTTTCCTGCATGAAGATGAAGAGGACGGCGATATCCGCGTGACCATCGTAGGTCGCAACGAGTCCGGTTTCTCCCTGGCATTCGCCAAGGACGCCGAAACTGTTGTCGACGCCGAGTTCACTGCATTCCCGAACGACTCCGAAGGTACTCTCGTTATCTACGAGGAAGAAACTTCCGAGGACTAAAACAATCAAGAGGGTGGATTCGTCCACCCTCTTTTCAACGATAAGGAGGAAAAATCATGGCTAAGATGTTGGATTTCAGCAGGGCAAAGAAGCCCACTCTCCCGGTTAAGTTCCCCGATGAGACCATTATTCATATTTATGCACCGACGAAAGCGATGCTCGAGGAGTTTATCGAGCTCGACGTGACTCTCAAAAAGGCCGCAAACGACGATCAGGAGAGTCTCAATGAACTGTATTCTTTCGTTGCTCGCTGTATGAGCCATAATAAGCTCGGTCGAGCAATCACTCCCGAATACATCAGCGAACAGCTCGACGTCGGCGATCTCATCATTTTCGCTCGATCCTATGCTGATTTTATCGCAGAACTTAAAAACGGAAAAAACTGACGATCCCTCAGTACCCGAGTGAGGATGGAACTGAGGGGCATCAGTATCAAATAGAGACCTATTGGGAGAAACTCGTCGCAGACTATGCCGGAGTTTCTCTTTTTGATGTGCAAAACATCGACGCGATTCTATATCTCGAACTGAGACGCGATGCGTGGATCCACTCGCTCAATCAGACCGAAAGCGGTCGCGAGTATCTGTATAAAGCATGGTGTCTCGAGCAGACGAAACCGGATCGCAAAAAGCTCAAAAAGCTAAACTCAAAGGGGTGATAACATGGCAACGAGAGACCTTAAAGGTTTGACGATTGAGATCGGCGGTGACACTTCGAATCTCACGGATTCTCTGAAAAGTGTCGACAGCGAGCTCTCGAACCTTCAAAGCAATCTCCGAACCGTAAATAGTGCGCTGAAGCTCGACCCCGGCAACGTGGACGCGCTCGCTCAGAAACAGTCGCTTTTGAGCGAAGCTGTGCAGACCACGGCTCAGCGTCTCGAAGCTCTGAAAGAAGCTCAGCGGCAAGCTGACGAACAGATGGCGAACGGCGTCGAGGTAGATCAGCGAGCGTACAGAAGTCTCCAGAGTGAGATCGTTCGAGCCCAGGCAAGTCTCAATGATTATACCCGACAGCTCGGCGACATGGAGCGAGCCTCTGATGGTGCGAGCGATAGCACCGATGACCTCGCCGCAAACATGGGCGACGCATCTCAGAGCGCAGATAACCTCGCCGAGAACACCGAGGACGCCGGGAACGCCGCCGAGAACTCGAACGAGGGATGGTCGACGCTCAAGGACATCCTCGCGGATCTCGCGTCCGAGGCAATTCAGGCAGCGATCCAGGCTTTCAAAGATCTCGTGTTCGAGGGTGAACAGGCTCTCGATCTCCTCCAGGCGAAGATCGGCGCGAGCTCATCTGACATGGAGAAATATGCGGACGTCGCCGAGGAAGTTTTCAAAAACGGATGGGGCGAAAGCATCGCCGACGTCACTGAGTCGATCGGTACAGTGACGCAGATGCTCGGAGATCTCGATAAAGCCGAGCTCAAGAACGTCACGCAACACGCTCTCACTCTCCGAGACGTGTTCGGATGGGATGTGAAAGAGTCGATCCGAGCTGCAAATTCGCTCATGGATCAGTTCGGCATCACGTCCGATGAGGCGTTCAACCTCATGGCTCAGGGTGCTCAGAAGGGTCTCGATCAGAATGACGACCTTCTCGACACGATCAACGAGTATTCGGTTCAGTTCAAGGACGCCGGATATTCAGCCGACGACATGTTCAACATGCTCGCCAATGGCGCGAAAAATGGCACGTGGTCGGTCGATAAACTCGGCGACGCTATCAAGGAAATGAACATCCGTGTCTCCGACGGCACTGCTGACGAAGCTTTTAAAAAGCTGAAACTCGGTGTCGAAGAAACGACCACGAGTTCGATGGAACTCACCAAAGAATATAGCAATCTCGAAAAGGCACAAGCCAATTATAACGAGGCCGTTCGAAAGTACGGCGAAAATAGTGATCAGGCTCGCGACAAGCAAGAGAAACTCACCGAAGCCCAGCAGAAGTATAACGAAAAAGCAAGTGAAACCACGATCAATATCAGTGCGATCAAAGACGCTTTCGCCGCCGGTGGTGAAGAAGCTCAGACCGCAATGAATACGGTCATGGAAGCTCTCGCCGGTGTCGAAGATGAGACCGAACGTTATCAGCTCGGCGTTCAAATTTTCGGTACTATGTGGGAGGATCTCGGCGAAGATGCTGTTCAGGCACTTCTCGACACCGAGGGCGGTATCAAAGCCACGAATGAGGCCATGAGTCAGGTTGAGACCGATGCGTATGATAACCTCTCTACGTCCGTCGCGACTCTCGGTCGAACGCTCAGAAGCGAGATTCTTCAGCCGGTCATGGATGAAATTTCTCCGGTGCTCAAAGGTCTCGTCGATTGGGCGGTCGAGAACATCGACACGCTGAAGCCGATCATCATCGGCGTCGGCACGGCTCTCGGCGTTGTCACGGCAGCGATTATCGCTGCAAAAGTGGCGACACTCGCACTGAATGCAGCTATGAGCGTGAACCCGATATTCCTCGCGGCCTCTCTCATTCTGGCGGCGATCGTCGGTGTCACTTCCGCGATCATTGCTCTCATCAATCGAACGACTGAAGCCGAGAAAGCGGTTAAAGCAAACGCGGAGGCTGTAACGTCATTCACCGAAGCTCTCGGCAAGGTGAAACCGGCGATCACTGATGTCACGACACAGCTCTCAGCATATGGTCGCACCATCAGTGACATTGACGCGGCAATCGATGAAGCTGAGAACGGGATCACGACGATTCTGTCCTCGGCTCTCTCCGAACGTCGTCAGTTGCGCGAGGATGAAATCAAGTCGATCGAGGACTATAACAAGCGCATCAAAGAACTCGAGCAGGAAAAGCTCGACATGTATCGTCAGCAAATGACGGTCGAGATGATGAAGATCGGAGCCGAGACTCAGAACTTGACTCAGGAACAAGTCGCTCAATACATCGCAAATCTCGAAGAACAGATCGCTCAGGCGAACGAAGTCTCGATGAGCGCATACGAGGCGCAACTCGCTCAGATCCAGAATTTCCATCAGACTCAGGGCACTCTCAACACTGAGGCGTATCTGAGAGACATTGAGGCAGCAAGAACCGCACATGAGCAGGAACTCGCCGAAAATAATGCATTCTATCAGCAAGGCATCGGAATGCTTCAGGCGAACGCTGACACATGGATCACGATCGACGCCGAAAAGTGGAACAAGTTCAACGAGAACGGTTACATGGGTAAAAACAAATACGCCAAACTGCTCGCCGAACTCGATCTCGACAACGCGAATGCATGGCTCTCAATGTACACCACTACCGTTCAGGCCGGAGGTGACATCGACGCTGAGACTCAGAAGATCGCCGGTCTGATGCTTAAAACCTTCGACGATTTGCCCTCAGGCATGGAAGAAGCCGGTAAAGATGCACTCCTCGGTATTGTAAAGGGTCTCGAGGGTCAGATCCCCGAGCTCGAAAACGCATCCGACATGAGTGCTCAGGAGATTGTCGACACCTTGAGAGAAGTGTTACAGATTAACAGTCCGTCCAAAGTCACCGAGGGTATCGGCTCGAATGTGAGCGAAGGTCTCCGCGTCGGTATGGACGGGAAGAAATCTCTCGTCGGAACGACCGCGTCCGGTATCGCAGGAACGATCGTAGATAACCTCAAGTCGAAAGACGGTGAAATGAACGGTATCGGTGCAAACATGATCACGGGTGTTGACGCCGGTATGCAGTCGAAAAAGTCGTGGATCGGAACCAGAATTTCCAATCTCGCGAGCGGACTCGTGTCGAACTTTAAAAAGGCGTTCAACATTCAGTCGCCGTCAAGAGTCATGCGCGATCAGATTGGTGCAATGCTCGCTGAAGGTATTGGCGTCGGTATCGAGGAGAACGCGGACGCGGCTCTCGAGCCCATGGAGTCGCTCAAAGACGACCTCGTAGCGTTCGACGGTCTGAGTGTAAGTAAATCCATCAACGTTAATAACGACGCTCAGAACGGCGTTCAGAGGCTTGTGAGAGAGATCGATACTCTCAAAACTCTGGTGAACAAGTATCTCCCGGAAATCGCCGAGAACGCGAAGAAGAACATATATCTCGACAAGAATCGACTCGTCGGCGAGCTTGCGTCCGATATGGACGCGGCTCTCGGTGAGATCGCAGAACGAAAGGCGGTGGGTGCAGTATGAGAGGCATAACGTTCGTCGATTTGTCAAATGAAACGCTCAGAC